ACAAATTTCAAAGAAGATCTAGCAGCATTTTTTCCTCTAATTCACAGCATTATGCAAGAAGCCAATGCTGTTGATCTTGAAGATTTTGTTAATGAAGGAACTTGTTCCAAATGCGATTGCTCGCCGTGCGAATGCAACGACGACGATAAAGAAGTCAAGGAAAGTGTATTTGACGAATTTACAGAATGGGCAGAAGCGGTTGAGCAAGGTAAACTAACCGATGATCAAATTCAATCTTTAAAGCAGGCAATGGATGAATTGCCTAACGGTGAGATAGAACTGGGTGTAGACGGTCAAACCGCATGGCAATTCTTCAGCAGCTTTGGTTTAGAAGATAGCGACCTCGAAGCAAAATTAAAAGGTGCGTTTGACTTAGATCCTACAACTGATCCTATCGAAGTATTACAAGTGTGGGCGCAGGAAAGTTACCCAGAGTTGTTAGTGGCATTAGGACTAACTGGTGCTGCGCCTCAAGAGCCAGCAGCAGAAATGCCGCCTGTAGACGCTCCTGCTCCAGAACAACCTCCTGTTGCAGAAGGCAAAGATCCTAAGGCAATGGTACAAGAAGTTGCTAAGATTGTTAAGAGTTTTTACAATCGTGACAATCCAGAAGTTGGACCATTCCGTGGCGGTGAAGGCATTGCATTAGATGTTGAAAAACAAATCAGTGAAAAGTTTGGAGAGCAAGCTGGACAACAGGCAAGACAAATGGCTGAACAATTTATGGAAAAACTAACTATGGAATGGCAACAGCGTCACGGCACACCAGTTAATGGCGATGACGGATTGGCAAGATTAAAAGAACTAGTGGGAAACATCAAGGCAAAAGTTGAAGGTAGAGATAGTCATCAAGCTTCTACAACAATGAAGCACGTTGATGCCAGCAATGCCTCTGACACGGAAAAAGCAGCAATTAGACAAGCATCTAAAGATATCAAACCAGGTGTTAAAGGTTACAGTGACAGGGCAGATGCATTAAAAGCTGCCGGTGTTCCGGACGACCGCGGTCCGAATGAAAGCGGTCCAGATAAGAGCCAAGTGCCTGCGTACAAACGCAAGGAACAAGGCGGCGACTGGAAGATGTCCACTAAAGATTTAGAAAAAGAAAAAACCAATAGCCCAACAAGCTCAGCAGGATTAGCCCGTAAAAAAGCAGAACTGGGTCTAGGACAGAACGAATCTACTGACTTAGCAGCAATTATGAGAATTGCCAACTACAGAAAATAATTGGCAAAAATAACCGTATTTTCGTAGCCGTATAGGTTGCGATAATAAATAAAACTGTGCATACTAAACACATGCACAGTTTTTCTTTTTAGTCAGTAGGCTTTAAAGAAGAGGCATAATAAATCAACATTAAGGAAAAACATTATGGCAACATTAGCAGAAATTCGCGCAAAACTACAAGCATCTTCACAACAAGGCGGCGGGCAATCCGGCGGCGGTGATAATGCAATTTACCCTCACTGGAACATGCCAGAAGGTTCGACTACAACAGTCCGCTTCCTTCCTGACGGTGACAGCTCAAATACTTTCTTCTGGATCGAACGTGCAATGATCAAATTGCCATTTGCCGGTGTGAAAGGTGAAACCAATTCCAAGCCAGTGACTGTTCAAGTCCCATGTATGGAAATGTGGGGCGAGACATGTCCAATTCTTACTGAGGTTCGTCCTTGGTTCAAAGACAAGTCTTTGGAAGATATGGGTCGTAAGTACTGGAAGAAGAAGTCATACCTGTTCCAAGGTTTTGTGGGCGAAAGCAAACTACAGGAAGATAAGACTCCTGAAAATCCAATCCGTCGCTTCATCATCGGCTCACAAATTTTTAACATTGTTAAAAATGCTTTGATGGATAGTGAGATTGAAGAACTACCGACAGACTTGGTTCGTGGTCTTGATTTCAAGATTGCTAAAACAAGCAAAGGTGGTTATGCTGACTACTCTACTAGCACTTGGGCTCGTCGTGAACGTGCTCTAAGCGATGCAGAAAATGCTGCAATTGCACAACATGGATTGTATAATCTAAAAGACTTCTTGCCTAAGAAGCCAGGCGAAGTTGAACTCAAAGTCATGAAAGAAATGTTCGAAGCGTCAGTAGACGGTGAAGCATTTGATATGGATCGTTGGGGTCAATACTTCAAGCCAGCAGGCTATGGTGGTCGTGACAATGCAGAAGGTGGAGCGGCTAAATCAGCGGCAGCACCGGTGGCTAGACCAGCACCAGTACCTGCCGTTGAAGAGCCAGCACCTTGGGAAGATGAAGTTGCAACAGCAGAGAAATCATTCACTCCTCCAGCCGCAAAAGCTGAGAGCGCAGGTGGGGAGGCATCGAGCAGAGCAGCCGATATCATTGCAATGATTCGTAACCGTCAAAAAGACTAATAGGAGAATAGACTATGTCAAAGGCCTTCGATATTTCGAAGTTCCGCAAGTCTATTACGAAAAGTATTGATGGCTTGGGAATTGGGTTTAACGACCCCACCGATTGGATTTCAACCGGTAACTACGCCCTAAACTATCTTATCTCGGGGGACTTCTACAAAGGAGTTCCACTAGGCAAAGTAACAGTTTTTGCGGGCGAATCCGGTGCAGGTAAATCATATATCTGCTCTGGTAACATTATTAAAGCGGCACAAGAACAAGGTATTTTTGTTGTCTTAGTTGACAGCGAAAACGCCCTTGACGAAAAGTGGTTGCTTGATCTAGGTGTTAATACAAGTGAAGATAAACTTCTAAAACTTAACATGGCTATGATTGACGACGTGGCAAAAACCATTAGTGAATTCATGAAAGAATACAAAACCATGCCCGAAGATTCGCGTCCTAAGGTATTATTTGTAATTGATTCATTGGGTATGTTGTTGACTCCTACAGACGTTAATCAGTTCGAAGCAGGCGAGATGAAAGGTGACATGGGTCGTAAGCCTAAGGCACTTACTTCATTGGTTCGTAACTGTGTAAACATGTTTGGCTCGTGGAATGTAGGTATGGTTTGTACAAATCACACATACGCTAGCCAGGATATGTTTGATCCAGATGATAAGATTAGTGGCGGGCAAGGATTTGTCTATGCAAGTTCTATTGTAGTTGCTATGAAGAAACTCAAACTGAAAACTGACGCTGATGGTAATAAGACTACAACTGTTAACGGTATTCGTGCAGCTTGTAAGATTATGAAAACACGTTATGCAAAGCCGTTCGAGTCAGTGCAAGTAGAAATTCCGTATACAACTGGCATGAGTCCCTACAGCGGATTGGTTGATTTGTTCGAAGCTAAAAATATGTTGAAGAAAGAAGGCAACAGTCTTGTTTACACAACAGTCGATGGTGAAATAATCAAACAATTCCGTAAGGCTTGGGAAAAGAACGAAAAAGACGGGCTAACCATTATGATGGAAGATATTTCCAAGAATGGAGAAAAAGCCTTAGATCCAATAGCACTTGAAGACAATGAGGAAGCATAATGGAAGAGCAACTAATCTTTGAAATTTGGGACACATTTAGAGATCACATTCCTGAAAAGGGCCGTGAATTTGCAGCGTCACAATTTGTTGATTTTTTAGTTAACAAAGATGTCGAAGCTGACACATTAGAAGGACTATTAGGGTATGATCCACATCTTGACGATGCTATCGAATTAGTAATGAAAGAATTTAATGAAGAAGAAGATGACAGCTTTATTGAAGACGATGATTTCTACGAAGATGAGGATTAATTATGGGATGGTATTCTAAAGTTAGTAAGGACATTGCTCACTTACCTGACTGCATAGAATACTTTTATAAAGAAATAGATAGTGCAAGGGCCGAAGTTAAGATCTACGGAAAAGTAGAGAAAGCTTCGGCTTCTTTACCTGGAATTGTTGAACAAAGGTTTAACCAATTGCAGGAAATTGAAGCAGTATTAGAATATTTGAACATTGAGTTGCGCCGTATTCGAAGCAAAGCCTTTAAGAAATATCTAGAGAATTATCAAAGAGCACTAAGCAGTCGAGATGTTGAAAAATACGTCGATGGTGAAGCAGATGTTGTTGATATGGAAAAAATTATCAACGAATTTGCCATGCTGAGAAATCAATGGCTGGGCATTATCAAGGCACTGGATATCAAACAGTGGCAACTTAGCAATATTATCAAACTCCGCGCTGCCGGATTGGACGATATTTCCCTCTAACTAAAAAAGGACTTGCGTCCTTTTTTGTTTTCCTGTATAATGTTAGTATGAGTATTGAAGACCTAATTATTCTCCTTGCAATGAAGACCCAAATGAATCCCTATGATTCAAAAATGGTTTGGAGCTTCCATGATCAAATTTCTAGAGGTCTTGGATTCACTGAAAAACAGGCAATTCTTGCAGTTCGAATACTGCAAAGACAAAAAGAAAAATTAACGCAGATACTTGGACAAGATATCACAAATTTTCTGGAAAATCCCACATATAGAGTACCCCGTAGAACTATCAATTCTAACAAACGAATCTCTGTGATTGCTCATAGTGAATACACTAAGGCAATCAAAGTGGAATTTCCTTATAATGAAACCATCTTGGAGAGAATTAGAAAAGAGCGTCCTAATTTGATACACGCGGAATGGGATAAAGATGAAAAAGCATGGATTTTTGCACTGAACGAACGTAGCATACAATTCCTGATCTCGTTTGTTGAGAAGGACGAGTTCACTGCTGACGAAGAATTTGTTAATTACATTGAGCAAATACTGGCTATTCAAGAAAATCTTGAAAATTTTGTACCTATGGTCAGTTATACCGAAAAAATGCCAAAATTTATCAATGTAAGCCATCGTGTGCCTCAACCTGAAACCACAGATTTGTTGGACTCGCTATTTTTAGCAAGAAAAGTCGGTATACATACATGGGATGAT